CAAACCAGTCCTCGTCGGGCCGTTCGCGATCGTGCAGCTCGCGCCCAATACCAAGTACCAGGATCTCGAGATAGCCCGCCGACTCCGCTGTGTGCTCGCGCGCCGGGGCACGCGGATCCAGAGCGCGGAGGAAATCGTGACCCAGCGGGACGGGATCCGCCTCGATGAGGACGTGCTCCTTACCGCCGTCGCACTGCACGCGCGGAGGTCCGCTCAGCGACATGAGGATCACGAAGCGGCGTGAGTGCATCGCCTCCGGCGGTATCTGCCACAACTTTCCATTGATGGCCAACATGCTCGGGCCAGGCTGTGCCGTTGCGTGGATGTCGCTCGTGCCGGGATCCGCCCGGTACTCTTCTCTCGGCTTCTCGCTCATGTTGCTGCCCTCCCTCGAAGCATCGGCGAGGCGGGGGCCGGAGCCCCCGCCCGCCTCCCGATTAGAGCAACCGCCGGGCGCGGAAGCTGACGAACCCGCGACGAGCGATCACAACGTGGTCGAGGACGCCGATGCCGAGCAACTCGCCGCAACCGACGAGGCGACCCGTGATCGACAGATCCTCTTCGCTCGGCTCGGGGTCACCACTCGGGTGATTGTGCACCAGAGTGATGGAGGCCGCCGAGTAGAGCAGCGCGGGGCGGAACACCTCGCGCGGGTGGACGATGGACGCGTTGAGCGAGCCGATGCTGACCACGACGCGACGCGTGGCCTCGTGACGAGCGTTCAGCAGCAGCACGCCGAACACCTCACGATCGGCAGTCGGGAGCTCAGGCCATGCGAGCAGCACGTCCTCCGGCCCCTTGACCGTGCCCTTGTAGGGCGAATCGCCGAGCATGAGGCGCGGGGCACGGCGCGCGTCGCGCACCATGTCCGCCACCGTCATCTCGGCGAACCCTTCGAAGTTCACTGCATCCTCCTGTGGACTGTCGCTCGGGCCCATTCCCTCGCGACACCCAGAACTATACCGGAAACATGCTTGCTCGTGCAAGCATAATCGACCGAAAAAGAAGCGGGCCCGGCGGGAGGCCGGGCCCACTGCGACATCGCTCTCAACTCAGAGGGCGCCATCTGGAAGGCAGAAACGGCGAATGATCCCTTTGATGTACTTGGGGTTGAGCTCCGAGCCGTCGGATTTGAACACGATCGGGAAGGATGCCGGCCTGCCACCGATGTCTGGATGGTAGATCATCCGGTGGCTGCCCTTACCTCGGCGCTCTATGACCTCGAACCGCTTATCAAGATCCAGAAGCGCGCGGACCAGCTCCCGGAACTTGTAGCGCTTAGCCACCAGCCCAGGCCAGCTGCCTCCCAGATCCAGGGCGCTCGGACAAGGGAAGGGTGCCCAGCATGCGCGTTTCGGTCGTACGTCGCTGCCCCAGCACTCTGAGCCGCTCCGAGGTCGTCCGCTCGTAGAGCTGCCAGATCTCAGGAGGAGCGGGATGGTCGAGCAAGGACGGCTGGTTGCGCTGAATCGCAAAGCTGACTTGCATCTCGGTGAGTTCGTTCAGTGCTTCGACGGCTTCCTTGAACGTTTCGCCCCATCCAATGAGGTCGGTCTCGAGGCAATGTGCAGCCCATTCACCATCGTCCAAGTACCCGAGGACCCTGAGCGTAAGTCGGGCATCGATCTTGGGCATAGAGGCTCGCCCCCCTCTGTGCTTCTTCTGAAGTTTCTTCATGAACCCTCCGATGATGAATCGCGCGGAGAGTTCTGCATCCCTGCCCCAGCTTTGTGCATACCTAACGTTATCGTCCGTGCTGTCGTAAGAATGTACTGGAAATAGGCTTGACCTGACAAGCCTATAACCTGCATTTACAAGCACTTAGGAGATGAGCAATCTTCTAAGTGATTGGTAACGCATGACATCACCGAACATCACCGCCTCCACCCCTTAACCCACCCGCCACGTTGCGGCCGCCGGCTCGCCCGCGGCGCCGGCGCCGGCGGCTCAGGAGCGGGCTCCGGCGCCGGCGCGGCAGCCGCGCCGCCCGGCGCATCCAGTCCGAGCACCGGCTGCGCGTACCTCCGGGCGCGCTCCTTCAGCCCCCGCACGAACCCGAGCCCGAGGATGTAGAGCCCCGCGAGCGCGTACACCTCGCAGTCGAGCGCCTCGTTGCGGCGGCCCTCGAGCTTGCGATACTCGATCACGCTCCCCTGGCGCGGGATCCACTTCGGGAAGGGCCGCTCGGCCGTGAGCTGCTCGACGTAGTCGCGATCGATCCAGGCGGGCATGTGCATGTAGCCGGGTGCCGGCGCGCCCGGCTGGGGCGGCGAGATCTTCAGCCGCGCGTAGACCGTGTCCTTTCCCGAGCTCGTACAGAGCGTGTAGAGCCGGGCCCCGTAGGGGTTTTTCGCCGTCGGCCGGCCCACGAGCGGCACGCCGTAGACGCTGCCGCCGCGCACCGCGTAGACGCGCTGGTCGGAGTGCATGCGACAGTAGCGATAGACGTGGTCGGACTTGTAGTTGCTGTCGATCGTCACGATGTCGAGCCGCAGCTTCTGGCCGCTCTCGTGCCGCCAGGTCTGCCTGCGCACGCGGTCGAGCTCCTCCCAGACCTCGGCCTTCTGCGGGTCGCCGGGGATCGCCGAGCGCGCGATGAGCCACGACTCCTCGTCGGCGCCGTAGCCCTTCACGATCCACTCGAGGCGGTCGGCCTGGACGTCGACCGACATCACCAGCGCGCCCACGCCGGCGGGCACCTCAGCTGCATACTCTTCGGCGCGCCCGAGGATGACCTCTTCCTTCGGCGGCGCGCCGCGGTCGTCCTTCCACGACTCGCCGAGTACCGTGTTGACCCAGGTCTTCAGCAGCGACGGGTCCTTCTTCGCCTGCAGGAACCGCCGGAGGATCTCCTCCCACGAGAGCCAGCCGAGCGGCGAGTACAGGGCGCTCAGGTGGTAGCCGCGGACCCGGCCGTCGCTCTCGGCGGTCGCCCGCCACTCGCCGCGCGCCAGCATGTCGGGCTTGTGACGCTCCTCGATCGCCGCGCCGCACCCGCTGCAGACCATGTGCACCAGCTCCGGGGTCGCCTCGTCGAACTCGATGTGATGGTGGGCGACGTCGCGCCAGGTGAGGAAGTCCATGTGGCCGCACTCGGGGCACGGGATGTAGTAGCGGCGCCGGTCGCTGGCCTTGTAGAGCGTCTCGATTTTGGAAGCGCCTTCGACGGTCGGGGTCGAGACGTCGAGGATCTTCTTCTTGCGCTCGTATGTGTTGGTGCGCACCTCGGAGAGCGCCAGCGGGTCGCCCTGGCCGTCGACGTCGTCGGGGTACTCGTCGATCTCGTCGCGGAATAGGTTGCAGATGGGCTTCGACTTGAGCGACGCCGCCGAGTTGGCGCCAGAGAACTTCAGGAATCCGGCCCGGAAGCGCACCAGCGAGATCGTGTTGCCCGAGCCCCGCGAGACCCGCTCGCGCACGCGCTCCGCGAGCGCCGGCGTCGCCTCGATCATGGGGGCGACGCGCGACTTTGAGACGTCCTCCGCGTCCTCGACGCGCGGATAGACGGCCATGGTGGGGTTGGGCGCGGCGTGGATGATGTAGCCGAGGAAGTTGAGCCCCAGCTCGGTGCCGCCGATCTGCGAGCCCTTCATCAGCGCCACGTGGCGCACCGGCGAGTACACCGAGAGGCAGTCCATGATCTCGCGCAGGTAGGGCGTGCGCTCGGTGCGCCAGCGGCCGTGCAGGCGGGTTGTCTCGGCGACCAGCACGCGGTTCTCGTCGGCCCACTCGCTGACCGTGAAGACCGGATCCGGGCGCCAGCCTTCGGTCAGGCCGCGGCCGAGGGCCTGCTCGGCGAGGTCAACCACAGGGGTTCCGCTCGCGGAAGCGGCTGATGGCCTCGACGTACCCGCGCCGGTCCACGGCGCGCGCGCCGGCGGCGATCGCCCTCGCGCGAAATCCCGGCGAGACGTCGTAGTGCGGCATCGCCCGCAGGCCGCGGTGCTGGAACCAGGCCGTAGCGAGGCCGATCGACTTCGCGAACTCGAGCAGCTCGCCGACGCTCTCGTCGGAGATCAGGTGGCTGTAGCGCCCGCCCGGCCAGGGCGTCGGTCCGCGCTGGATGCGGTCGACGAAGATCACGAGGCCAGTTCCTCGACGTCAGGGTCCTGGTGCAACCCGCTCGCGAGCTCCTCGGCAACCTGCCGCAGCTCGCGCGCGAGTCGCTCGCGGACCTCGGCCGGATCGGTCATCGCGGCGAGTTCGGCGTCGAGCTGGTCGGGCAGGGCCATGAGCAGGTCGCGCGCCGTGCGCGCGGCGCGGAAGGCGGCGTCCTCGACCTTCTTCACCTCGACGAGCTCGCCCTCGAGGCGCCGGCGCTGCAGGTCCACCATGCGCGCCTGGTTCCACTCCCTCAGCGCGCGCGCCTCGTGGTACGTCATCCCGTCGGGCAGGGTGATCTGTGAAGGCCCGCCGCTGGCGCCGGCGTCGTCCGCGGGCAGCTCGGGGGGCGGCGCGGAGCCGGGCGCGGCCGCCGGTGCCGGGCTGCGCCCGGGGTCGGTGTTCGCGAGCCACGCGGCGTCGGCGGCGGCCGGGTTGATGCGGCCGTTGGCGTCGAGCCGGATCCGGCCGTCGCGGATCGCCTTGCGCACCGCCTCGCGCGAGACGCCGCGCCGGCGCGCGTACTGCGCCTGGGTGAGCG